TAATTTTAGAGTTGGTGTACCTAATTCAACAGTTCTGATTTGAACTCTAACTTTTTGAGTAGGATCAACATTAGCAAAGAATAAATCAACTGCTGTAAGGAAAGCACCAGTTTCATCAACAGTAAATGATTGTGCTAGTGGGTCACAATCTTCAGGTGGTGGCGGTCTTCTTACTATGACTTCGGTTTGAGTAATAGTATCAACTATACCATTTGCTTCATATGTTGTTTCTGCTGAACTTATTATTAGACTTCCTTTCAATCTTTTAGCATTAGTTTCACTTGATGATAATTTGAATGATTTAGTTCCTGTTGTAAATCTAAGTGGTGGAAGTGGATTGCTAAATGGATCTCTGAAGAAGAATGAACCTAAAAGATCACCAAATGTATCAGGTATTAATTGAACACTCGCTACAGTTGCTTGTGCGTTACTTGTCTCACCTAAGAGAGTCATTCCAGCAGTTACAAATCCAAAATATTTACCTATCACCTCATCAACTAATGAATTGATATCAACGTTCAGGATTGTTGAAGATGATGAATAAACTGAGGGTAACTCAACACTTCTATCATATGGATTTAAACTGAAAGTCGTTGTTGGACTTCCACCAGGACCAGTTTTATGATTAGGTGCATATGCTCTTACACTGAATAAATGTGATGATCCAATATAACCTTTTACTGTTTCTCCTATGATAAATGATCCAGATGTCATTGAAATCTGAATTAATTTAGGAATAATATCTATACCACTTGTATTATCGAAGAAGGCATATTGTCTACCTAATGGTCTTAATCCATTTGCTTCAAAAGCTACGTTTCTTGATCTTATATGAGTATCTGGGGCACTCGATGTTTTAATTGACTCTATAAATGTTCCATCAAATCCACCAGTAATTCTTCTTGTACCCCCATCAACATAAACGTTTCTAACCCAAGAATCTGATGACGGATCTAATATTATGGTCCCTGTAAAGTCAACCATGTTGAATGGGTTTACATTTTCAACTCTTGATGCTAATGGTTGCTCTATCCAATCTTTCTCTGTATATTTTAGAGTTATATGATCACCAGTTTTTTGAACATTTGAATCTAATAATTCTAGATTTGCTTTGAAATCTGCTGTATCAGTATTGATTGATGGTTCAAGTGCTGGTTGTGGTGATATTGAATAAAAATCTATCGGTGATGCAAATTCTCCTACATCAGTAAGAGTGCTTCCTGTGGTTGAGGAATCTTGCCTTCCTGTATCTTTAAAATCATCTACAAAGAAACCAGATTTAAATCTATCAAGATTATCTACATCTCTTACTTGGAATGTTTTAGTATCGAGTTCTAATAATGAAAGTGATGTAACCACTTCAAGATTTTCAATTCTATCTTCAAGTTTACCAATGTCTCTCATTGTGTATCTTCTATTATCTAGAACCTTAACAACAGCATCGTCAGTGTTATAAAGATATGCAGGAAGTTCAATGATTGCGATATCCATCGCATCTTCTACATTTATTGGTACTTTAGGATCATCTGATGATACACCTTTGATAACACTTGTAACTCCATTTTTACCAATAACAACTTTATCAATTCTTGGTAAATAATATTCATACCCCACTAATGAACTTTCTTGTGGAGTTACGACTAGGGGTGGATTGGTGCTTGCTGTAAAGTTTCTACTTGAAAAAGCAAATGGTGAAGCATTTGTTGCAGTGAATCTAGGGACTCTAGGTCTAAAATCTAATGTGTCTGATGCTCTTACTCCAGATGGTAAAATTGGTATATCACTCTTAAACGCATTTTGGGGGTACGAGTCAACTGTAAATACATCTCCAGTATCATCACTCGGAATATCAAACCAGTTGAATATTATTAGTAATTGTCTTGATGGAACATAACTGCCTTTTTTAACAATTCTACCATAGTCATAGAATTGATCCCTTTGACCTTTATCTAATCTATATTCTTGTGTAATATCTTGGAAATTTCCATTATCTACCACTTGAACAACTGATGTTATATTTGATTCTTCAAATGTTACTATCTCACCGACACTAAATTTTGATGAATTTAGATATGATATTTCTACTTTAGTGGATGATGATCTTGTTACCACTTGGGCAACAGCACCACTTGTGGATCCTATAACTTTTTCACCAAGTATTGATGCAGTATCAAGATTTAAACCTGTAGGGAATGTAATCGAATCTAATGTTGGTGCTGATGTGTTAAGTGATTCATATACACCAACAATCTCTACAATATCTGGAAGGTTTAATGATATAGAACTATCCTCAACTCTAGTTCCGAAATATGTGCTTGTGGTTAATCCACTAACTTCTGTAGATGCAGCAGATACAGTTCCGTTAACAGTTATTTTCTCACTTCTAATATATTCTTTTTTCTTATTTTGGACTCCTACTTTTTTAGCTGTTACATTTACTACTACGTTAGATTGACCAGGAGTCAAACCAGTAAATTTGACGGAATCTCCACCATTTACAAGAGTTACTTGATCTGATGTTAAATCTTCTATTTCTCCATTACTATATGCAACATAATATCTTTCCGCATCAAATGTTTCAAATAATGCACTAGTTAATCCTACATTCGCATTACTTATTGCTATATTTAACTCACCTGTGACAGAGTTTGTAGATTGTCCTGTTACTTGTCTAGTAACAAGTAAATTTGATGATGCAAGATTCACAGTAGAAATATTATCATCATCTATTTTTGCGAATAATCCACCATTTTCACTAACAATTGGTGATCCAACAGTGATAGAAGTAAGAACTGCTGCACCAGGTAGTCCTCCCTCACATACACCAGTTACATCTTGAACTGCTTCAACTTTTGCTGTTGTAACACCAACACTTTCAACTCTGTTAAAACTCTCAACGGCTTGACCAGCAACTGGATATTTAATTATATCTCCTACCTTTAAACTTGAAATAATTTTTGCCTTTGGACTTGTTATTTCACCGTTCGTAGCAATTTGAACTTGATCAGCGATTCCTAAACCTTTTAATTGAGTTTTTTGTAAAACAACATCACCAGCAAAGTTTGAACTATATCCAGATAGTCCACTTGTTGCTTGATGGACTGATTTTACATCACGTATGTCATGAATATCAACAGATTGAATGGATCTTACTAATGATTCATCACCATTAATTATAATTTGTTCTCCAACTATAAATGTTCCTGATGTTTGAGTCAGTTTAACTGCAGTAGAATTGTTAACAGTGGTCTCTACAAATCCTGTTGCACCACTACTTACACCTTTGATAAATGAAGTTGCTGGACATTGTAGTGGACTTAAACCCAGATTAACATCTAAATCAGTAAATGTTTGCACATCAAACACATACAAATCATGCTCAGTTGAAGCATTTGCATACGATGCGTCTGATAAATTATGAGTATATACTCTTGCTGTTCCTACCTTAATTCCGTTGGTTCCTGTGCCTGATGGTCTTCTTTTATCATATAGATCTACTGTTAAAGTTGATGATACCGAAATTTGAGGAGTACCAATAACGTTATTTAATTTAAATTTTGTTCCAAATTCAAATGGGACTTGAGACGCACTTATTTTTTCAATATCTCTAGGTTTTTCTACATCAATAACAGTGGTTCCTTGAGTTTCAATGTCGTATCCTTTTACATACGCTGTGCCAGCAGATACTTTAACAGCCATCAAATCTTCAGATGGTGAGTTACCTTGCTCAGTTTGCTGACCTTCAAAATATACACCCTCATTAGATTCACGATCATTTAATGATTCTTTAACTTCAATATCAAATTCATCTACAGAATAGTTTCCAGATTCATCGAAGGTTCTCTTTGCAAAATAATCTCTGATAAGATTATATTCTGATTTATTCTGTAATTTCTTTATTTCACCATTATCAATTCTTAATAATTCTACAAAAGACTTATCATCATAATCATTTAATGCCTTTTTAGATAGTGTAGCAGTAATTTTTAATCTATCTGCACCTGGTGCTGCAAAGTTTGAGAAACCTTTAGCATTATCATAAAGAGATTTATCATCTTTAGCGGATACTATTTCTTCTAAAATTGTTAAACCAACTCTATATGATGGTGTATTTGTATATGGATCAAGAATTATATCACTCTTCGCTACATCAACAAAAGTTCCTCTAACAAAATAAACACCTTGTCCTACTGATGCAAGTGAACCAATCGCTGTTGCATCCTCAGATATTAAAGATGCAATAGTTTCTCCTGCAGAGATAGTTGTGTTTCCGTATGTGAATGTATCCTCTACAATTAAAACTTCACCATCCTCAAAAGATGCTATAGTATTATCTGTACCTGATTGAACATATTTTACATATAAAGTAACATCAGTATATTCAGGACCATCTGTAGGAAAGCGACAGTCACTAACAACAGCAACAATACCAGTTGTTTGACCTCTTAATCTCTTACCATGTAACTGTTTTGTATATACAGTTACATCAATTCCTAAATGATCTGGATTTATTTTTACTGAATCATACTCTGCATTATAGTTAATATTACCAGGAATCACCATTGACCCCTCTTTGAACATATGACTACCAAACGACTCTATCTGATTTTGTAATATTGATTGTAATTGCGTTAATTCCCTTGCCTGAACAGGAAAACCAGGTTTAAATAAGACACGATAAAAATTATCATTCTTATCGAAATCGTCAAAAAATGGGTTTATATTTAAATTCGTTTTCTGTGGCATTTTTTAGAATTCTAGAATAATTTTAACATCTTCTTTTTGTCTAGCATTTCTTGTAATCAATGGACGATTATCAAGATATACTATATCACCTGACTTTTTATTTATCTCAGGATTAGAAACCCCTTGTGTGAACTGTGTATCTAATGATATTAATTTAGTTCCAGTTGGATTGGTGCTAACACCTGTAAATCCAGTATCTATGGAACCATTGAATCCACTTGTTCCACAGTTTATCTGGTTAGTATTAGATTCAAAAGCATGAACTTTAGCGAAAGTTGATACACCAACATAATCTGTGGTATCAAATGAAGTTTGATTTAAGAAACTAGATCTATCTTGCACAAACTTTATAACCTTAGTATCAACATCATATGCTGCAACAAATCCCTTTGCTGTTCCAGCAGTAACTACCTGACTTATTGTCTCACCAATTTGTGGTGTTCCATTTGCAGTTGATAATTTTAAAGCACCCACAGATGAAAATGTAGGATCTGTAAACAATGATGTGGATCCAATTGATGTTGGATTCTTAAGGATACCAATTTGGGAAAAACTGGTATTCACAGGGAAATCATTTGTAGTAGACGTATCAAATCTTGCAAATACTAATACTCTATCTGATCCTA